GTGAAAAGACTCTAGGATGGCGTTATAAGCAGGCTACCATTACTTTGACTGCTGGGACCTATGCGGAGTCTTTTCTGCCTCCTGATGCGTTTACGGAGGTTCAGGCAATACTTACGGCGTCGATTAATGGTAATGACCTTCCAGTCAAGACGTTGGAGGAGATTCATAGGCTATATCCTAAATATCCTTCGAGTGTTACAGCTGAGCGTACTACTCCTCAATACATTACGCAGGTTGACCCAGATACGTTTTATTTGGTGCAGGTTCCTGTTAACAGTACTGATACCGTTGAGATGTTCCTCGCACTTAAGCCTATACGTACAGCAACAGGTATGGACAAGACCGCTATGGATGCGATGGAGACTGTAATTTTCCACGGGGCGCTTCAGAGTTTATTGACGATGCCTGAGACGACTTGGAGTGATGTAGAGTTAGCAGCTTTCCATGCTAAACAGTATTCGTTCAAAACAGCTGCGCATCGTGCTAATGTTAATGCAGGTGCTGGACGCGCAACATTAACAGCTCAGTCGCCCGTGTGGGCTTGAGGAGATAATTTATGGCACAAGCTTTATTTACAAATAACGCCTTCAGTCTACTGGCTAGCGGGATTAGTGATGTTGATGTTTCTGTGACTGTTACGGGCGGTACGGGCGCGTTATTTCCTAATCCGACAGGGGGTGATTATTTCTATGCTACGCTGATTGATACTTCCAATAATCTTGAGATTGTTAAGTGTACAGCGCGTTCAACCGATACGCTTACCATTGTTCGTGAACAAGAGAATACTACGGGTCGGGCTTTCGTCGCTGGAGATCGTATAGAACTTCGTCTTACAGCTGCTGGGATAGTTGAGGCGGACGGGTATGTTGCTCCGACAGATGAAAGTACTGATACTAGTTGTTTCCCATTATTTGTGGTTTCGGCTACAGGTGCCCAGACGACAAAGACTGGGACTAATCTAACATTTAATTCCAATACGGGGGCGTTAGTATCTACTAGCTATGATGGAATTATAGGGTCGGCGGCTCCAGCGGCGGGTTCATTTACAACGATTACAGGATCTGGTGTCACTTCAATTGATGACACTACTGAAAGCAGTTCTGGCACCACGGGTTCTATACACACCGATGGTGGATTGGGTGTGGCTAAGAAATTACACGTTGTCGGTGTCGCCACCCACGGCGACAATATAGTTTCCGATACTGACAGCACTGATGATTTAGGTACAACTAGTGTCCGTTGGGCCAATCTTTGGGTCGATGATATTACGATGACCAACGACCTCGCTGTTGGCAACGACCTCACAGTCACCGGCAACTTAACCGTCAACGGCACGACTACCACCTTAGATACGACAAATCTTGTTACGAGTGATTTGTTAATCGAGTTGGCTAATGGGGCTACTGGTAGTGCCACTAATGATAGCGGCATTATCATAGAGCGTGGTGATGATGCAAATATCTTTATTGGTTGGGATGAAAGCGCCGATAAAGTTGCCTTCGCTACTACGCCAGGTACGGGATCGACAGTGGGTAATCTTTCTCTGACTGACGCCCAGATCACAGCAGAGGGTGCTACTTTCTCAGGAACTTCTTCTAACCTTGGTACCGTTACTACTATCGACATCAATGGCGGCACGATTGATGGTACGGCTATCGGTGGCGCGGCCACGGCGGCTGGTGCGTTCACTACTGTTGACGGCACGTTGGCTCATTTCACAACGAGCCTACAACTTGCGACAGGAGCTACTGTCACCGGCATCCTCGATGAAGACGCAATGGGTTCAGACTCAGACACTCAACTTGCCACTCAGCAGAGTATTAAAGCATATGTCGCGTCGTTAACTCCAGCCCCGGGTGTTCAGATGACTTGGGATACCGCTGTCGACGATGACGACGAGGGTGCGGGGACTATTAAGGCTAATCATGCTACGTTTGGTAGTATAACTCAGCTTTTCATTGATGATGTGGATAATAATAGCGTTAGTATTAATAATTTTATTGATACCTTAGACGATCCGACAGCTACTAATTCTGCTTATATTTATATACATAAAGCAGGTTCTTCCAGCACGGCTATGAAGGTGTTTCAGGTGAACGGTGCTGTTTCGTCGGCGTCAACTTATTCCAAGGTAGCTGTGACAGGACTAGTCGAAGTTGGCTCCTTCGGCGACGGTGATGTTGTTGGTGTGATGTTCGCTTTTTCCGGTGACGACGGCGGCGGCGGCACGTTGGATAACATCGTTGAGGACTCGACTCCACAACTCGGAGGCGATCTCGATTGCAACGGGGCGCAAATACAGTGGAGTAAAGGTGCTGACGTAGCCTCGGCTTCGGCTTTACCAGTACTTACAGACGGTAATTACTTTGACGTAACCGGGACTACTGGAATCACCTCCATTAACACCACTGGCGGCGCGGGGACTTTAATCAAGTTGCATTTTGATGGTGTTGTAACGCTAACTCATCACGCAACTGATCTATACCTTGCTGGTGAAGCGAATTTCACTACAGCTGCTGGAGATGAACTGGAGTTCGTGGAATACGATGCGGGCAAGTACCGAATGACTGGTTGTTCCCTTGCTGGTACAGCCCCTGGTAGCGTCATAGATAACGTCGTCGATGAAACTAAGCTGAAAGACGCGCTTGTAGCCGACTTCACAGAGGTAACAGTCGCTGCTGGGGATAGCATCCTGTTAGGTGACGCTGATGACAGCGGGAACACTAAGCGGGACACGGTGCAGGGTATCCTTGACCTTGCAACAGGTGCTCCTAGTTTCAGGAATCTCATAATCAATGGAGATATGGCTATAGCCCAGAGGGGGACGAGTTTCGTCGATCCAGCTAATGAGGATTATTGGCTGGACAGGTACAAGTACGGGAAAATCACCACTGGCGTTATTACCGTAACACAAGACACAGATGCCCCAACACCCGCCGAAGCAGGAACAGATTTTAAGTTTTCTTTAAAAGTTGACGTTACTACTGCTGATGCCTCAATAGCCTCTGGAGATCTTAGTGATATTAAACACTCAATTGAAGGGTTTGATGTTGCTCATTTAGGTTTTGGTGCTGCTGATGCCGCAACTCTTACTTTAAGTTTTTGGGTAAAATCTCCAAAAACAGGGACACATTCTGTTTCATTCCAAAATGCCTCACAAAATAGAAGTTGTCCAGTCGCTTATACTGTTGACGCCGCAGACACATGGGAAAAGAAAACTATTACAGTCGATGGGGACACCACAGGCACATGGACAGGAGCGACTAATGGTGTTGGCTTATCGGTGATATGGTGTTTAGCTGCTGGCTCCACTTTTTTAAATACGTCAGGTG